AAAGCCTGGGCGTTTAAAACGTGCCAACATTTCGTTAGCTGTAAAAACACCATCAGTAAGTCTTTCTATAATTAACTTGGTAGTAAATGACTCCAATTGGTTAATTGAAAGGGCCATATTATTCTCCTAGTTAGGAGATATTTCATGCAGTCAAGTAACCCTTCTGAATCATTTCTTCAACATCATGCCAACGCTTGCCTTTGAAATCTAATCTTGAAACACCAGAACTATTTTTAGCAGTTCCAGCAGTGGGAACACCAGACTTAGAAGCGGCTATTTTTTTGGCCTCTTCTGTTTTCTTTGCAGATGCTGTTAGTTTTAAAAGCTCTTTTGAATATAAAGCACCTATGGCCGTTGGAACATCCTTTGCCCCATTAGCATAAGCTTCTTTAACCTTCTCAGGGTCAACAATAATGCCAAGTTTGGCCATATCATCAATAAGCCCCTGTGAGGCCTTCAAATCACTTGAAAACTGTGAGCGTATCTGCTCGTGCTCTCTCTCTTGCCCCATAGTAGACATTTTACTTTCAAGCTCGCTTAGCTTGTTAGTTAGTGCCTTAACTGTAGGGTTTGAGCTTTGTCTCTCAAATTCCAAATATTCGTTGTTAATGTCGTCAAATTTTTCAGGATTGGTTTCTTGCAACTGAGCTAGAAAATATCTCATTTTTTCATATTGTTCTACCGAATCAGTAAGCTGATTCACCTTTTGAATGTACTCTTGGTCGTATTGAGTACGTTCTTGCTCAAAAGCTTGTCTTTGAGTAGAAAGTTCCTGCGTTTTCACAGTGTAATCTTTCTGCCTCAAATAACCCTCTTTTAAACGTGTTACATCCTCAGGCTTTGATAAATCAAATTTCTCAGTTCCATCCCTAAATGCTACCTCAAGTAATGACTCCGCTTTGGGTTGGTCTTCTTTTGGTACTTCAAGTTTGTCTAAGATTGCCTGTGGATCGACCTCTGAACCTTCTGGCTCAGCTTGAGCTTCACTAGTTTCACCCTTCATTGCCCCTTCGTAAGACTTAGAGTCAAGTCCGAGATTTTCTAATGCTGCTCCTAGTTCACTTGTCTCACTTACAGATTCAGTAGACTCCGTTTGGTTGGTCCCTTCATCAGCTTGTGTTTCTTCAGTCATATTATTCCTTTTGGTTGGTCTTGTTAGACTCCATAATTTATTTTCATGTCAAAAAGAAAACCGATCAACTCATTTGCTGAATTGGAGTGACATTTTCTGGGACTTGTTCTTGAGGTTGACCAAGGGCCGCCTTTAACTGCTCGTTTTCCATTGCTAGTTGTTCAAGCATTGCTTTATTTTGGTCATTCTTTTCAAGTTCTTCCATAATTGTGGCCTTATATGGAATGTCAGTAAGCTTAAAGAATGTTTTTTGATCTATCATTCCACCCATTAAAAGCTCTTTCATTACTGTAAAAATTGATTCTTTTGATAGCCCTGCGGTAGAGCCTGGAACGTGTTTTACATCATAATCTAAATCCTGAAATTTCTCTGGGTCATATTCAATAAATTTAAGCCTACCATTGGCATCATATATTCTTAATTTTCTGGCCACTGGATAATATTTTACAACTCTGGCCGCCACTAACTTAGACAATCTTGGAACTGAAAACTCTTCAAGAAGCCTAGTTTTAAGTCGCACCCTTCCGTTAGATTGTTGCTGAAGAAACTCAATGGCATTTGCTGCTGTAATTCCAGTGGGTCTTCTTCCCTGTGATGCCTCATTCATTCCTGAGATGCCGTCAATAGCTTGGCGGTCACCATCTTTTCTGATTCCTAGTTGCGGAGAAATTTGACCAGGGGATTCCCTTCTAATTTTTGAAATATCTTTAACTTTAATAATACCACCGGGAGCATTAGTTAGGCTTGTAACCACCCCTGCACCCTCTCCAACAATCCATAATCCATTGGTGGTAAGCCTTAGCCCTTCATATTCTGCTTGGTCTATTTCATTAAAGGACTTCTGTGGGCCTATGATGTTTTTTATCTCACCAATCCCATAAACTGATTCTTCAGACTTGTAACAATATATTGGAACAAGTGGAATCATCCCATCATCAACCTGTGCCTCACCATCAAACAATATTTTGTCCACATTGGTGCGGATAACTAACCGCAAAGAGTTCTTATATTTTGGCTTCTCCCCATTGGGGTTTTGCTCATGCATGACTTCATGTGTCGAAATATGATCGTCAATAATCTTCATAACCATACCAAGCTCAGGGTCCTGCTTAGCGTTTTCAATATCTTGTTCAGTTAAATGCTCAGGTTGGATTCCTAAGGCGGTAGCAATATAGATCACTTTAAATTCATTATGCGCTTCGATGTGTGAAGCATGGTCTTCATATTTTCCAATGTCGGGGTTTTCACCTTTCATAAATTCTTCTGCTTCAAAGGCTATCTCTTTAAGAGTTTCCTCTTCTGTGATTTTTACCATTGAGTAATCTTTCACCCATTCCTCAACCACAATGGCGGTATTTTGCAAATCAACGCCAGTGCTTTCCCCATCATCGTAGTGGTGATCCCTAGTAGCATCCAACCCATCTATTGGAGAGTCCCCACCCATTTGAGTGGTTACTTTCTCGGCCTTAATGTCTTTAATATCTTTGGCCTTTGGGTATCTTCGCTTAATGTCATCCACTTTCATTGGGGTTTCAATTCGTGCATAACAGGCCTTAGAAATATCAGAACACCCTGCTTCTATCCAGACTCTTCTCCATCCCATATTCTCAAGCGTTACCTCTCCCTGTCCTCTATGTAAGTCAGGGTCCCAATCAACATAAAGCCAGCCTGTTCCCGTTTTCATTGCTGATCTAACCGCCTGAGTTAGCTTAATCATTAAATCTTGATTATCATAAACAGCAACCACAGCAGATTCTAAAACCTTTGCTACATCTTCATGTTGCTCTTCTAGTGGAATAATTGCAGAAGATGGTCTGGTATCAGTTAAGATAGGAATTTCAGCTTCTACAATAGAAAATATAAAGTTCTTAGGGTTTCTTTCTTTTGCTCTTTTCCAGTGTTTCCCATCATAAAATCGTTCACATTCATTCCATGATTTCTCGAATTGCTTTCTATAATCCTTTGCTTCTTTTGAAAGCTCTTCCAGTTTCTTGATGATGTCGGTGTCTTTTTCTTGATTCATTGTAGGTTCTCCTAGATACTTAATAATAACCTTTAAAGGAAAACCAATCATGTATTTTGATTACACCTTCTCAGATGGCCACGAAATGTCAGGCAGATCACGCCTTTACGCTGAAAATTACGCTATTAAAAATGGTGTCAAGATTCTTTCTGAGGTTTTTGTTGGTGGTTGTCCTTCATTTAAAGTGGCTGCTCCCAAGAAGAAGGACCAAGTTTTTAGGTCTGGTTATCATCCAGGGTTAAAGGAATATGTCAAAGGTCCTAAACATTACTCTAAACTTCTTAAAGAGAAGGGATTAGTTGAGTGTGGTAATGAGGCCCCATCCAAAAAAGAAAAGAAGGCTTCTGGTCTTAGTGACTCTCAAATTAAGGAAGCCGTTCAAGGTGGTGCGATGTTATCAGGGAATGAAATTACTGCTTTGAAGAATGGGGAGAAGCTGCACAAATAATTCTAGATAACCTAAGTGCCGCTTTCTTTGTTAAATATCTAATGCCTTTTTTATTCACTACTAGAAAACCATAGCCATATTTAAGTGAGTCCTCTTGGGCCATTGCAAACGCCTGGTCAATCTCTTTAGCAAGCTTTTCTTTCTTTAAGTTTTTTACTCTTCCGCTTATTTCCTTCATTGACTATTCCTCCAACATTAAAATTAAAAGAAGCCCTGCCCACCAAGGCATTGCAGTAAAAATAACTAAAAGTATTACCCCTATAGCTATCATGTTTCCTCGCCTAAAAAACTATCTTCTGTTTCCCCTCTCATTACTGCTAACTCATCGTCAGAGGGTTTTGTGACCTTTATCTTATATGGGATTACCTTTTCAATCAAGGAGGGTTTGTTCCCTAGTTTAAACCTTATATCTAGACAGATCGCTATTAAAATAAGCTGTAGGATTGCTACTAAATAAATCATTCATCCGTCCTTGGGATAATTACTTCCACTTGAAAGGTTGATGGTGCTTGCCCGATTGCTTGGTATGCAATACAAGCGGCCACTGTTCTATCCTTTCCATTAAGATTAGCATTGCCATTCTCATCTGTAACCACAGTCATCATTTCTTCTAGTAGTAGAGGGTCTTTTATTTTTGCTATACCGTCACGATACATTGCAGAAAACTTTGTGAGCATTTCCCTTTTGCTTTGGGCGGTAGTCCTCCACCCTAGTTTCTTAGTGTACTTATCGGAAGTTCCTTCTTTGTTAATCCTTTCAAATATATTCGGATACTCTTTTTCTTTGATTCGTAGAAGTGTTGTTATCCCCATATTGTTAATTTCAGGAGCCAGAATTGCGTCATTAAAGAGCCTGCCGATTTCGCACATCACATCACCCAAAAGATCAGGGTCCACTTTATGATGCCAACTTGCCACTTGCTCATTCTTTGAATTAACTACATATAAAGATGAGCTGTCTCCAATCGCTAGCCCCTCTGATACATCACCACCAATTGCATAGATTTCACCCTTCTCAGGTCTGGCGTAAACCTTGAGATAATCTGTTGTAATTTGTGAGAGTGTAAAGCCTCTATGCAGTGTGGGGTTTCTTGATGTTAGCCCTTGATATTCTGCTTTAATCTTTTGCACATCAAAAACAGGAGAGCCAGAAGCAATAAATGACTCATCAATAGTTGAAGGGTACTCTTGTTTAAATTGATCTAGTGGACTCATTATATCTGAGCCCATGTCATTTTTTATTTTATATCTTCTCCAAGCAAGTTTTCTCTTTATCTTTTCAGGGTCAAATCCTTCTTTTAATAGGAGGGTGTTTAGCTCTTCTTCCCCATGGTATCTTGGGTCATCATCATATACAAATGGGTCAAAGTGATGTAGTTCGTACTCATCAGCTTCCCAAAATGGGCAAAATATCAACTCATAATCTGATTTCCCAAGCTCAGCTTCTTTAACTCTTCTATAAAATTCTTTCCCATCTCCACCCATTCCATTAGATGTTGATTCCATAATAACTATAGTATTAGGGGAGGATGGCATTGTATTAAGTAGACCGCCTAGGATAGTTCCAGCATTTGGCCAGTGGGCAAGCTCTGATATGTGTAAAACTGTATAGGTTCCTGATCTTCCCTCTGTTTTTGCTCCTGCTGTTCCAACAACGATAGAGCTTTTAAGCCCAGGGTCTTCCCCTTCCTTTGGGTTATCAAATACTAGTTCACGACTATTGGAATTTCTCTTCATTGGCCGAATCTTCTCAGGGGATTCATCCCAATAATGCTTACACATATTGAATAGATTATTTGTGGATTTTATATTATGGGCAACAATCATTCCTCTAGTGAAAAAGTTAGTTGAACACTCATGATAAGTTATTGCCGTCCCTACAGTTGAGCCGCCCGATTGACGACACTTAACTACAATTATCCTAACTGGCCTATTATCTTCTCTTTGTTTTCTTATCGCTTTTTCTATTTTGCTTTGGAATGTGTTTAAAACTAAAGGAACCGATTCATTATCTTTAGTGATGATCTTTAGGTAGTTCTCTGAGTAAACAGGAAAATCATGGAAGGGGTTTTTCATTTTTCTTCATTGTTCTGGCTATGAACTGTTCAACAGTTTCATCCTTTACAGTTAGGTTGCTATCTTTTACATCTCTCCAATCTTGGGGTTGGCGATTCTTAAGCCAAAATATTTGTGCTGTTGCATTTGGTGAAACTTCTTCCCATTCAATATTTACTTCATTGCCATCTTCATCAATCTCGAATTTCTTCTTTCTATAAAAACCCATTGCTGATTTAAGTAGGGTTGAAACTACTTTTTCAGTGTCAAACTTATATTTTATCTCTTTTATGGTGACGTAGAAGTCAGGGTCACTATTCTTCCAGCGATTCACTGTGTCAGGGTGTACACCTATGTCATCAGCAATCATTTTATCGGTTGCCCCTGTTCTTGCTAGGGTGATGATTCTTTGTTTATTTTCTTCTGTAAAGCCTGATGGCCTTCCCATTTCACTCATGCTTCTTTTTCCTTGGGTCTAGCCATTTTGGCCGGTTAAATGAGTAACCAACTGAGGTTTCTGGGTTTTTCCAATCCTCTTCATGTTTACAGTTATAGCATATTACATTATAAATGCCACGTTGAACCATTAAATTTCCGCACTTCCAGCATGGTTTATTGGGTTTTTTACGTTTTTTAAGGTTAATCTTAACCAATTAAAAATCCTTTAGTATTCCAAACTCGCCCATTATAAAATACACATAAACTAAGATATAAGCAACCAAGGCCACTGTTGCAATAAATGCTGTCCAAAGAGCAACGGTTGCAAGAATACTCTTTATCATTTTAATATTGTGGGAACTTCTTTAGTTGTGTGTCAACAACTTTTTATCTGATCTAAACATTCTGCTATTTGTTAACTTCTTTTTATTTCTTATTAGTGGGAATATTTTTATAAACTTATTCCCTCTTTTAATAAATATGCAGTTTATCTTTATCTTCATATAATAATCTTAAATGAATTTTTCTTTCTGTATAGATATTAAACCAGTCGCCAAGGAACGCCCAAGAAAAGGTAAGTTTGGCTTTTATACTCCAAAAAAGACTCAGGATTTTGAAAATGCTGTTAAAATGTGTACTCCCAAACTTCTATTATCTTATCGGATTTCAATTAAGATTGAACTTATTTTTAAAAGACCTAAGAAACCTTCTAAAGAATACCCATCGAGAGCCGATGTAGATAATCACGCCAAGGCAGTTTTAGACGCAATGAATAACAAACTTTACCTAGATGATTCACAGGTTTGTATCTTGCTTGTAAGTAAGTCCTGGGGTGAAAAAGATTGTATTAAGATTTCTGGTCATTCTTACTAGGTCCCAAAAACTGACCCATTTAATGCCTTGTAAGTTGAACCCTCACAATAAAACCCGCCATTCCACCCAAACTTTCTAGCTGCTTCCTTATGAGCTATCCATCTTTCATCTGAAAAGCTCGCTGGTTTGTAGTTGTTGGGTAAAGTAAAACCTACATAGATCCTTTCTAGCTCTGAATATCTAAATGAATCTTTTGTTTTAAGTTCATTTTTAGTCATGCAATTCTTTCCATTAAGTCAAAAGCAGTCATTAACTCAAACATTTCACAAGTATCTTCGTCTAACATTTCTTGATGAATACACTCTTTACAATCATCACATAAACCTGATTCATCTAATAAGTTTTCGCATATCTCATAGTTTAAACATTTCATAAGATACTCCTTTAGATAAGTATAACTATGAAATACTAAGTAAGTAAAGAGTAAATGACATTTTTTTATCACTTTTAGGAAATAGGAAATCCAATGGGGACTGTCACTACTTATTAGTAGTTCTCCACCTTGTGTCGCACCCTCTCGGCTTTATGGCCTCATTCCATCCATGGACTTCTGGGGTGGTCTACAGCTAAGCACCCAACTAGCAGTGTATATCACTTTTGAGGTTGCTCAATCCGCTTGATAGGGGTCTAGGTTGCTTGCCTTCCGATTTTGCTTCCTAGAAGGGTATCAAGTCCCACTTCGGTACACTGTAAAAATAAATGGTAGGTGCTAAAATGGCAACCCACTACTAATAGTATGAAAGGATTCTGTTTACCACTATATACAGTATGTTAGATTTTAAGTGTTGGCAGCTCTCTAAGTGGCTGGCAGCCCTTCGGCTCAGAGAACATTTGTTTCTCAATGCATTGAAAGTATTTAGGGGAATCTTCACCATCATCAAGATAATAACTAGAAAAGATCCCTTGGTCAGCGGCCCTTAGCCCACTAGGTAGCCTAAATTGAGTGTCATCATTTTGTCCCCAACACCCTTTGGTTTGGTAAAGGTCTAAGATGTAGTAAAACATTTATAAAATCCCCTCAAAGATAAACCTATACGCCTCAGGGTCATTAACTCTAAGTGTTATGATCTGCTTTATCTCAGGTAATCTTCCTTTCTCGTATTTTGAAACACAAGATTGGTTACAACCAAAGAGCCTACAAAGGTCAATTTGCTTAAGCTCTTTTAATTCCCTGTAGGTTTTCATTCTAGCGGCCACTAATGACCCCAAAATTTTATGCTCCAAATAGTATTTTACACCATCTCCTACTTCCTCAAAATGTAGTGCCATTTATTTCTCCTTTATGCGTGGTTTTTTCTGTTTTTCTTCCAAAATGCTTTGATCTTTTCTTGTCTTTCCATAATTTCTAAAGCTTTTTGCATCCTATCTGATAGCTCTTTAATCTTTTTAGCACTCTTAATTTCAGCAAAATATTCATCCACTTCTTTAAAATGCAATCTTTCCTGGTTTAACTTCCATCTTTCCTCTGCCTCTTCAATTTGTACTGATGGATGCCTCATGTCTTCGTATCTCATCTGTTGACCCTTTGTTAGTTGTTAAGATAAGTATATATGCCAATCGGCAAGTATGCAAGTATTATTTAACATTT